ATGTTACTAAAAATGTTACAAAAGGTTCAACTCGTGCGGTTAAATCATAATCACGCATTTTGATTTGTATAACTTTGATGGTATTACCGTCAGGGAAGGTATAACTCTTCCCAACCAAATTGTATTCATCTGTCATTCGAGGTTCTCGTATACATTAAATTCACTCCACTGACCACGCCAGTTATCGTCATCCATACCCTCATCATCAAGTTCTTCACCGTCATAGACTAATCTTGTAATGATACTACTACCTTCAATGTCGTTTGTTTTGTAACCGAACTTGCGAGGATCAAACTCTTCACCTTCTTCAATAGTAATAGTAGTTTGAATACAACTACCTTTGCCACCTTGTGTCCAAACAACAAATGTACCTTTACCTAAGTATTGAGGATACATTTCATCAGTTTCTTCAGTCATGTCATATGATGTAATACTACCATAACCATGAGCATCTTGAATAAAACTTGCTACATCACCTTCATAGATTTCTACACCATCTTGGTTGGTAATCGTCATTGAGGTATCATCTTCATCAAATCCCCAAATGCTCTTAACGTCTTGGTACTCATAATAAGGCATAGTAAACTGTGCATCTTCGGGAGTACCTTCTTCCTCATAGTCATAGTTCTCATTAAGTGCATCATCTAGATCACCGTAGCTACGGTCATCACTACTCCAATAATCATATTGTGCTTTAGTGATTGTACCTACACCAATCTCACGTGTACGACCCCAGACACGAATAGTATATTCACCAGCTGGGTAATTTGGTAAAGTTTCTTCTGGATCAGCTTCTATAGGTTTTTGCAATACTGATAAATCCTCTAGAAATTCTTCTTCATCATCTACTTCAATTGCATTTTCAAAAGGCCATTTTACTGTTGGTTTAAGTTCATTTGGTTTATCAATTGGGAAAGGCCAGTGTACTTCTTCACCGTCTTCCTCATCTTCATCCTCGTCTTCAGATAATGATTCAAATTCACGTTTAAGTTCTTCTAATGCCTCTTCTAATTCTTTTGTTCTTTGAGTAATATCTACCTCATCTTCACGGTTATCCATATCGACCCAACCCTCACCGCAATGTGGGCATATATACTGACCATCCATTTCAATCAAGTCTTCTTGTGCTACAACTTTATCACAGCTATAGCAAGGATCACCTTCTAAGTTTTCTTCCTCTTCTTCTTTTGCCCAACGTGCCATACGCTCATTACGTTCTTTTTCTTCAACAATACCTACCTCTGTCAATTCTACATCACTATCACACATAGGACATACGTCTTTAGTATTATCTGATTCTTCATCCGAGTTATAGTAATCTTCAATTACACTACCATCTTCACGCAAATATTGTGTAAGTGTATTATAACTCTGTCCTGTCCAACGACACTTTGTACACTTGTGTGTTGGTTCTGGTTCTTTAGTAGGTTCTACCCAGCTATCTTCATCACCCAATTCGTATGTAACTTCGTAACCACCTTTACTCATGGTCCACATGTTATCTTGTTGGTGGTCCCATTCAATTTCTACATCATTATCCCATGCCTCATTGATGACATCTTCAATGTCAATATCACCTTCTTCTATTTGCTTGAGCATGCCTGTGATGGCATCTTCATCATGGTCTGGATAAATTTCACTCAACAAATCTTCGTCAAGTTCAATTGCATATTGGACATCACATTGATGCCATTCGTGTTTTACGATAGTTACCATTTTTTATTCCTTATGTCATCGGTACTGGTTTAACAGGTTCTACTTTTTGATCTAGTAATTCAGGTAGATCATAGACGATTATACACTCAGGTATCTTAATTGTATATAGTACAGTTGCCCAGAATAAAGTTCCGAAAAGAAAGCCAATAAAATATTTCATATTATTTGAATGTGTTGAGGGCAGGATTGTAAGTTTTAATTAGTTCAGTTTCTCGTTTATGGGCTTCTGCCTTACCACGAATAATTTCAATTACACCGTAATTGAATGACTCTGTACCATAATTGCGAATACTTTCGCATAGGCCCCAGTTTTTTGACTCTGTTTTTGCTCGTTGAATATGTTTGCGAATACGGACATATAAGGATCTTTTTACTGTGGTGCTCACAGCAGTTAATCCAACATATTGCTCACCTGTTTCAGTATTAGTGATACAGTAGATAATGTGATTACGGTCCGTACGCTTTTTTCTATTCATAAATGAATTATAGCACGGAACAAGATTATTGTCAAATTTTGGCTAAAATGTGTGTTTTTTACAACACATCTTTACTCAAAAGATCCAAGGCCATTTGTAATACTTTAGACTGACGTTCTTTTACGTCAATTTCCCATGGTAAATTTTGATATTCTTCATGTGTAAGTTGGTCAGGGGTTTTGTTTGTATAGGGAATACCTCTCCAATAGTAATGACGATTGGACCTAAATTCTAGTAATTTTGTGTGTTTTTGATTGACATGAATAAGTTCATGTGTGAGGATTTTAGGTAAATCCTCAAAAGATAAATCATAGTTAAGACCTATACGATTAATCGTATACATGTCAATTCCACCATAGACTTCAGGTCCTAAATCATATAAGCAAACTTCTAATATAGGAGGCAATTCTATAACCTGAGCTATTGCATTACCAAAATAGGTAATAATAGACTCATGTTTATAACTATGTTGATTATTTTTGTAAAAATATCTGATATCCACACATTATTTATGTGTTATCAGGGATATCTTGTGGTTTAGTATATTCATAATTAGTCGTGTCTATGTTTTCTCTGAAAACAATAGCACCATTTCTAAGATGAAATCTACGTGCAGTTTCTGTTTTAGGACTTAATGTTACGAACCTAGTTACCGTTGGGTGTTGTTTTTGTATTTCTTTTACAGCTTGAATCAATAACTCTTTACCTTTACCTGCCTTGTAACTCCATATTGTATAAAATACAGCTGTAGTAGGAACTACATGAGTAGTATTCAAGTCATTTACATTCTCAGGAACAAAATCATGAAAGCTAACACATACCATTGCTTCTGGTTTTTCTTCTTCAACTAGTGCAGCTACCATTCTACCATTGCTTACTCTAAAGTCTTTTGAAATTTCAGGGCGTACAGGGTCATCTTTGATAAAGTCTAATAAGGCATTTGATAAATCTTTGATGAATGTTAGCATAGTAATCGTATTTATGCCATATTTATAATATACGTACTTTATGCGTTATAAATTGTTTTTAGGCTTCTCTCGACAATGAGTTGCCTTTCTTTACTAGACCTAGCTCCTAGTACTGTAATATTGTAAAGTTTTTCGTGTTCATAAACTAGCATAGTTATGCAAAACCCTGCCGCATTTGTGAATCCTGTTTTGATAGTAATAATCCCGTCACGCCCAAAGTATCTGCTAGTTGGATTACCTTGAACTTTACTGACTTGTTTCTTTTTACCTTTCTTTGTCATAACTATAGTTTCTGTGACTACTTTTTGACTTTTTGCGGCATTTTGTACAATAGAAAATTGACTAACTACTTGTGTCAACTGAACAATGTCGTTGACGCTACTATAGTTCATTGGGCTTAGACCAGTGGGTTCGACAAACCCTGTATGAAACATACCCAACTCAAATGCATGTTGATTCATTGTGCGAACAAAGTTTTGTCTACCACCGGGGAAGTTTTCGCTTAGTGTTTGTGCAGCTAAGTTATCACTAGAGATCAATGCTAAATTAATCAAGTCTAATCTAGACAATACCATACCTTTACGAATATGTGTATTTGTTACACGGCCATCTTCTACTGTGAGTTTTTCATTCAAGTCTTGTTCTTCTTTGAGAACTGTATAAACTGTCATAAGTTTGCTAATGCTAGCAATACTAACTTGAGTATTATCCAATGATCCATCAATTACTTGATGATCAGTTACATTATATACAACTGTTGTTGCCTTTGCAAATACAAAAAATGGTAATAGAATCAATACAATCAGAATTTTTCTCATCATGTATTTATTGTAACATATCTTTTGAATACATACAATATACTTGGGTCAACCTCTTAGTTTGAATTTGATGTATTCGGTTAGTTTATCTGCAACATCAATATTACAATACTTTTCAAATCCACTGAATCCTGGGTTACTATTGGCTTCACACACTACAAATCCATCTTCAGTAAACAATAAATCAATACCTGCTATATCTAGATTTAATACTTTAGCAGTCTCTAATGCTAGGAATTCTATTTCAGGTGTCATTGGATAACTCTCACCACTACCGCCACCTGTAATGTTAGCACGAAAATCTCCCTCAGGAGCACTACGTTTCATTGCACCAATTACTTTTCCACCAATGACTAATACACGTAAGTCTTCTCCTGGCCGATGACCCATATACTTTTGTACAATCATTGTTTTTTTGTTACCCAAGTTATCTACAAACTCCATTAACTTTTTGAAGTCACGTTGTCTATCACATAGATAAATACCTTCACCATAACTACCTGTAACAACTTTTACAACACAGGGGAAACCAATTTTATCTTTTACCAACTGTTCTTCGATTGGAAATCTAACCATCATTGTACTTGGGATAGGTATACCATGTCTACTCAATATTTGACTTGTGCGCAATTTATC